CAGTCACCGAGATCCCCACCCTCGAAGAGCACCACGCCACACAGGCGGAGCTTGCCCTGGATTTGAAGGAAGTTGCGGAGGCGAGAGCATGAACGTATTGATTAAGGTTCAACCCGGCGGCGCGGCGTATAACCCCAGATCGTTTGTGATGATTTACGGCATACCGCATATCGAGGTATCCGTGCCAGACGAAGACAGAGGAGCGGCGGACGCATGAGACACGCATTCTTCGAGCTTGCTATAAGGACCGTCCTGGAAAACGAAGGCGGACTAACCACCGATCACGCGGGGGTCACGAATTATGGTATCACCATTCCTGTAATCCGCGAAGCCTGTCTCGATGTGGACGGCGACGGAGACATCGACGCGGATGACATCAAGGGTTTGAGCGAAGAGCAGGCGATCCAGCTTTATTTCGACCGCTTCTGGGTGCCCGCCAAACTCTGCAATTTAACGAACGCCACAGTAGCTGAGAAGACTTTCGACTGCGTGGTCAACATGGGCATCCGCCAAGGCGTGAAAATTCTACAGCGGGCGTGCAGGGCGTGTGGGCTCCCGCTTGTCGAGGATGGCATTCTAGGCCGCAAGACAGCCGAGGCCGCCAATAGTATGACGGCGCTCTCTCTCTTTTGCGCGATGCGTTCTGAGCAGGCCGGATTCTATCGCGTGTTGGCGACGAAAAACCGGAGCAAGTACGGGCGATTCCTGAAAGGCTGGCTGGCGAGGGCGTACCGATGAAGGAAAGCATCTTCGACCAGATCTGCACTGACTTTGGTCTTGGTCTTCACCTATTTGCTTTATGGGCGATCTACGCGGCGGTTCGGGTGCGTTGGTGGCTGGCGAGGGCGTATCGATGAATATCATCAAATGGCTATTGGGCCGTGGCGTGAAGATTGGACACACTTTCAAGTGGCGCGGAAAACGCCAGAAAGGCAGGAAAAAATGATAGAAGAGTTGATGCGACTGTTTGAAGCGTTGGTGGCACTGTTGACCATGATTATCGGCCTCGGTTGGTTGGATAATGTGGCGACTAATTAAGGCCGTGTGGCGCGGCCATAGAGCGCAACACAAATGGGTGAAAGCCCGAAGGAGAAATGGTATGGCGATCTGGAATCGAAGCAAAGAGAAGTCGAGCAAAAAGGCGAGAACTACCGCAAAACACACCATCGGCGGCGTGGTTGTCGGCGGCGGAACGGTGGTTGCCATTCTCACATTCGCCCGCAGTTTTTTTGGTGACAAAATCCCCTGGGGCATTGATGGCGACGCGGCCATCGCAACCGTGATTACGACTGTTGTTGCCCCGCTGATTTCCGGGAAGCTCACCTTTTTGAAAGATCAAGCCAAGCACAACGTTTAGCACCCTCGGGGCCACCCACCCCATCCCACGGGCGGATCCTTCGCCGCCCGGCCCGCTCGGTTCCCACGCCGAGCGGGCGCTTTTGTGCATTGACAGCTCGGACGATTTGTTATACAATAAGAAGATGGACCGACACCCAAACATAAAATCTTTTGGCGAAAGCCGGATCTCCCTGCCCGCATTTGTTCTTGTCGGTTCATGCGCGGGCGGGGTTTTCTTTTGAAAGGATAAACATGGAACTCGAAGACAAAGGAAGGGGCGTACAAATGAATCGGATAATAGCTGAAGATGCGATCATGCACCCGGCGGCAGACTTGTTTCCTAAAATGACGGAGACGGAGTTTTCCGACTTGGTGGAGGACATCCGGCAACACGGGCAGCGGGAGCCGGTGTGGGTGAACGGAGATGGGCATGTTATCGACGGCAAGCACCGTGTGTTGGCCTGTGCCGAGCTTGGACGCAGTGTCGAGGCTAGGACGTACAATGGCGACGAAGAGAGCATAGCGGCGTTCGTGGTGAGCCTGAACCTGAAGCGGCGGCATCTGAGCGAGAGCCAATGTTCTGTGGTGGGGGCGAAGGTGGCGAATTTGAAGCACGGGACCAATCAATATGCAGATGAAAAAGTGGAGGGATCTCAAGATCCATCCACTTCCATCCAAGACGCAGCAAATGCCGTGGGCGTTTCAACTGGGTCCATCAAACGTGCCCGCAAGGTGATCAAAGACGGCACGCCCGAATTGTTGCAGGCAGTGGAAGACGGCATCCTCCCCGTCTCGGTTGCAGCCAAGGTAGCCGACCTGACCCCAGAGCAAGAAATGGACATACTGAAAAACGAACCGGGTGTGATCGGCAAGGTTGCCCGGCAGGAGGTAGCGAAACACGAAAAGAAGAAGAAGAAGATCAAGGAGCACAACGAATCGGTGCAGCGGCTACAAGAAGCCGGGAACGCCATGGTGGATGCCATGGGCATTGACGAGTGGGAACGGCGAGGCCGCGCATCTAATGTGCGATCTGCAATTCGACGGCTTGTCGATCTTCCAGACCCGTATGAGGTTGTGGAAGAAATGAGCGACTGGGATATTGAAGAGTTTCAAGAGATAAAAGAGCAGCTACAGTGGGTGCTTGATTTCTCTTTAGCATGGAAAGAAAGGATAGAAAAATGCAGTGGAAAGAAGCAATAAGCAAAGCCATAGATAGGTGTCTTGAAGGCGGCGGTAGCCATGTGGCTACCATCGTTGAAAGATTCCGCGAATGGTATCCTGACGAGGCGATTGAGGCTGGTGAGCACTTCCAAGAGTACGGGTGTGCGGCATATGTTCGCACCCGTCTAAACTCACGTTCTCCATCTTCGGACTTTGACCAGCAGATGTCTCTGCCGGGGCTTGATCTCCCCGGCATCCTCTGCGTAAAAGGGCTGGAGGGTGATACCGTTTACAAATTTCTTGAAGATGCGCGGTGGGCCGACGTGTGTTCTGCCGAGGTTGTCCGTATTGACAACGTGGCAAATGCCTCTAAGAAGCTGGATGAGTTTCAGCAATTCAAAGATATGATGGCACCCCTCATGCAAAACACCCCAGAGATCACCGTCCGCGAGGCAATGCTAGTTTCACAAGCCAGCAATCAATAGCACCCTCGGGGCACCCCCCACCCCTATCCCCTGGGCGGATCCTTCGCCGCCCAGCCCGCTCGGTTCGCACGCCGAGCGGGCATTTTTGTGTCTATTGGCCTAACTTGCGCATGTGACTATCCACAACGTGCATGTCGGGGATATTCGGGGACCGCTCATAAAGAACAAGAAGCTGATTGACAATCTTGGTTTGTTCTTTTCCTTCCTTTTCTAGCTCTTGCTCATATTGTAGATCAAGTTTCTTAATCAGCCTAAAATCGGCAAAGAATCTGCGAAGTCTGGACATTCCTTCGCGCTTCCCTAGCCCTTTTGCTTGCTCCCCAAAAGCAACGGCATCCGTCTCCCATGCGGGCCATGCACTAAACCGGAACCCAGACGCTCCTTCGGGTTGTAAGCAATTTTCCACAGCGCATCGACCACCATGAAAAGCGAGGATCCTTGCTTGCACGAACTGGAAATAACGGACATCTATTTTGATGGCCTTTTCCACGTCGCTCAAGTCCGTCAAGAGGACATCCCGTATTGTCTGCATTTCTATGTACGCATCCTTTAATTGCTCAATTGTGACCTCACCCCTTGCGTATTTTCGCGCTATTTGGACGGCCTCAAACATCTTGTGCCACGGGGCGTACTTGATTATTCTGCCTGCAAACAACGCAGCGCATTCACGCCTCCAGTTTGAAGGCCACGCCTGCACGATTTTTTCGTTGTCTTTGTCTTGTGTGGTTGTGTTTTTCATGTCTCTCTCCTTTGCTTCCGGTTTCAGTTTCGCTACAGTTCGCCCGCCTCGGCCATGTCCGCCAGCCGTTGCATCGCCAAGACGTGACGGGGATTGAGCGTTTGTTGCCCGAGGCCATTCTTGAGCGCCGAGAGCGTAGTCGCCGCGTAGCCGAGCAGCTTCGCGGCCTCTTGCTCTTGGTGTCCCGCCGCGACGAATCGGGCCAGGGCGGCGCGGAATTCTTGGTGGTGGTTTTTCATGCTTTCCTTTCTACGGGCGACCGAATCCGCCCGCGTGGGGGTTATGATTGCACGTTTTCCATAGGTACGTCGCCGCAAGGGATTACTTTTTTCTGGTCGGTGCTTCTGGCCTCGTAGCGCCACCATTCCCAATATTCTTGCTCCGTGTCGTGGCGCTTTTTGTGTGCCCAGTCTCCGGGAGCGTCCCATAGGCGCTTACATGCTGCTCTCCATGCTGCCTCAAATTTCGGCCAGCGCTTGAACTCTTTATCCCTTTTTCTCTTGCCTGCCAACGGACAACCCACACACCCCAAACGCTCGAACCCTTCATCGTAAAGAGCGCAATACGGAACGTTACTCATTCGAATGTATTCCCATACGTCGTCTGTTGACCACAGGCAAATCGGAGCAACCACATCGCCCGTAACTTCGTCCCATGTCCGCATGCGGCGGGGTGACTCTTCTTTTCTGACTCCAAGGATCTTGGTGTAGCCTTTGCCGTGCCGTTCCTTAATAATAGAGCAACACCACCGCGCTTTTACCCATGGCATACCGCGCTTCTCCACCTCTTTGAATATTTGCATTTCTGGCCGGTCAACAATAACATCGGGATGCTTTTCACGCACAAAGAGCACCAATTCCGGAGGGTCTATACTCATGTGATAATGCCATTCCACTTGAACGCCTGCACGCTTCGCAAGGTGTTTGATCACACAAGAATCTTTTCCGCCCGAGAATCCGCCATAATAACCATCTTTGGGTTCATTTTTTCTCAGCAAAAAGATAGCGTTATACATTCCAGAATACGCGGTTTTTGTCACTGGCTTAACCTCCCACACATAGGCGATCTTTCCTGTCAATCCAATGCCTTGCAGCTTTTGCACTTTGCCCTTTTTCTGCAACCGCTTCAAGGCACCAGAAGTCAACGCTACCATTTCCTTTTTCGTTCTGAGATATTCGCGCCCAATCCTGTGATCGATGAGGCAATCAGCGATCAGTGTGGCCGTGGTTGGCATTGGACGGTTCAGGGCCGCAAAGTCTGCAAGCACTTCAAGTATGGTCGATTCTACTATGGGCTTGAGCTTCGCGTTTTCTTCTCTTCGCTCTGCCCTGATTTGTTCCATGATGTCCATCGTGTCTCTCCTTGGTTGCCATCTCTCAACTTTCAATTTTAGTTTATCACATGCTAGAAACGCAACGGGCGAGGGCGGCGCGGAATTCTTGATGCTTGTTTTTCATGGTGTCCATTCCTAAAGGTATTCGCAAATTTCAGTGAGAGACATTTCTACGCGGCCCATGTTGGCAACGTCGCCCCAATGGATGTCCTCGGGATCGATGGCGTGATCAGTGAGATCCTTGATCCGCTCGAGCATGGTCTGCACGTTTACCATGCGGCCTATGTATTCATTGCGGGCCTTTTCCATGCTGGCTATCTCTCTCGCTCTTAGTTCGGCGGATGTTTTCATGATGTTCTCCTTTGTTTGTTGTGGTTTCGGTTTCAAAAGCGGGCGACCGGGCCGCCCGCGTGGGGGTGTTAGCTTACCAGAAATCTACATGATCCACGTCGTTGATGTCCCAGTTGTAGTTCTCCGGGTCAGTGTCGCCCCATACTCGGCTATCGAACCCCCAGTAGATGTACAGGTCAACGAGCGTCCCGTCTGCTAACGGCAGGGCAACGCTGGATTTCCACTCTACATTATCTTCTTCTCCAGCAGGCATACACCTACTCGTGGGCTCTGCGTCATCAATCTCTGCCAAGGCGTCAAGCTGGTCAGCCGTAATCATTCCGCGGCTAGTGTCCTTTGTCCAGCCGACAAGCGCCATTGCTTCGACTGCGTGGTCTTCACTTTTCAGTTCATCGATATTCGTGTTCATGGTTTCTCTCCTTGGTTTGGTGTTGAAAATTTCAAGCGGGAAAGGGAAGATTAGTTTCCCAATTTCTTTGCAAGTTTCAATGCTTGCTTTGCTTCTCGAAGATGTTTTTGCGCTGCACCGTTGCGCCCCATTTCTTTAAGTGCTGAATTCAGAAATTCCGAACCATTTTTTGCATTCGCCATTTGTGTGAAAAGTGACATCGTTTTTCTCCTTCGTTTGTGGTTTCGGTTCCGGGCCTCGTTGCCCGCCTTCTCTCAACTTTCAATTTTAGTTTATCACATGCTAAACAGGATGTCAAGCCTTTTTCCATCTTTTTCAATCTTTTTTCGGCGACGGGGCCGCGAATCGCACGAAACCCTTTATCCATAGGCTATTGTGGACGAAAAGAAATTTACTAAACCTCTTGACAAATGCTATATAATAAGATATAGTGTAATTGTATTTAACAAAAGGAGTTAACTCGATGGCAGAAAATAAAACACTCGGAGGCCGACTGCTGGAGGCCATGACCGACAAAGGCTGGGGTTTTCGACAGCTTGACAGGGCTACTGATGTGGCGGGGACTACCGTGCGGACTTGGGTCAGGGACATCGATCCATGCGAGCCGAAGATCGAAGCCTTTGGAACAGTCTGCGCCGCGCTTGGCGTGAGGATGGAATGGGTGCGGACCGGCGAAGGGAGAAAAGAGACATGAACAAGAAACCGAATGTGACGGTTGAGATTGTGGAGCCGAAGGGGCTGGAGATGATGGGAATAACAAGCGTAATAGAAGGTGAACATTTTCAGTTGGGCGGCGACATTCTCAAAAAGATAAGCTGCGTCCACGAGGCCGCCAATGTGCCAAGGCGTGGAGTTGACCGCAAAGGGGTTATTCACGAAATTGACCAGTCCGCCAAAGTCCACCCCCGCCCCGACATCGACGAATGGCTCGCCGCGCAGAAACCCGAGGAGGCGCCGATGGCGGAGACGGTGGCGTGTGGCCAGATAAAGATCGGGGGGCACTGTTTCGCGGACGGCAAGTTTGTAGCATTGCTAAGCATGACCCACATCTCCCCGGAGAGGTATCATTTTAGGGATGCCACGACTGGAGAGTTCGCAACCATACTGCGAGACGACTGGGATGATCACACCATCGAAGCCGCCAACGTCACCATCAAGGCCGAGCGCGTCTACAAAGACGCCGCGTCATGAGCGGCCTCGGCACTCCCGGCATAACCGGCCCCAGCGATTTCGAGCGCATGCAGGAATTCCCGCCTGACTGGGAGCTCTACACGCCGGAGCCTGAAACCGAAGACGAAACGGAGGAAGCCCCATGACCCGCGATCACTACACCGACCCTGAGCCGCCGCAGTACGGGTGCCTGATTGCAATTGGCGTGATTGTCTTTCTCGGGCTCAGCTTGCCGAGTTTGCTGCAATGGATTTTTTGACCTGATTGAACGAAACGGAGGAATGGAAAAATGAAGTTAACGAAATCAAATTCCCGCGAATTGACGCTTGTTCATGCGCTTGTGCATGGAGAAAGCGGCGTGGGCAAGACGACCAGCCTCGGCACTTTGCCGGTTGAAAACACGCTGATTGTGACCATGGAGCGTGGGCTTATTCCGCTGCGAGACAAAGAATACAATGTTGCAGTGGTGAAAGAGTGGGACGATCTGCGCGAATTGATGCGCGTGTTTGTGTGTGCAAAGTCAGAAACAGACGGTTCCTTAACGTTGACTTTTGAGGGGGAGGAGTTGAAGGGCATAAAGATTCTCGCTATCGATTCGCTTTCTGAGGCCAATGAGTTGTGCAAGAAAAATATTGTTCAGGTTGACCGCCCAGCCCTCATCAAAGAGCGCACGGAGGGTGAGAGGGAAACGGCGTTAAATGCCTATGATGATTTGATGACCATGGAGGACTATAACCTTCTTCGGACTCGGATGGTCTCATTTATCTCTGCCGTCAATCATCTTCCAGTTCATACTATTTTCACGGCTCTGAGCGATTGGAAGGAAGACAAGAAGACCGGGATGGTGATGCGCACCCCGAACCTCGCTGGCAAGTTTGCGCTTGAATGCGCGGCCTACTTTGACCTTGTTCTGTACATGAAGAGCAACGAAACGGGCGACCGGGTTTGGCAGACCATCAACACGGGCGCGGTGCTTGCCAAGGACGCAACCGCTGCGCTTGAGAAATATGAAGAAACGAACTGGACGAAGATCTTCGGAAAGATTCTCGGCACCAAAACCACCACAACCAAGAAGGAGAAATAGCATGTCACTTGCAGATCACTGGGACGAAACGGGCGGGGATTATCTGGGCGCGGGCGACCATGAAGTCTTTGTGTCGGGCGCGAAGATGGGGCGCTTCCCCAACGCAAATAACTATCCTTTTGTGGAGTTTGAAGTAAAGAGCGCGACGACGATGCAGATTAACACCGTCACGATCACGCTCACTGCTAAGTCGCTTTGGAAGCTGATTTCCTTCGTGAAGGCTTGCGGCGTATCGAAAGATGATTGCCGGAATTACGAGCCGAACGACCTCCAATGTCACCAGGGCATGCTCAACATGCGCCTCATGGTGCGTGTCGCGCCTGAAAAAAACAAGGAAGGCAAGGTCTACAATAACGTCGTGGACTTCTGGGCGCTCAATGCGGAGGTTCCCGGTGCTGTCGCGCCGCCGCCTGTCGCGCCCCCTGTTGCAGAAGCGCCCATCAAGGAAGATGACATCCCGTTTTAATGCGAAGGAGAAACGCAGCCATGAAGACAGAACAAATTGTGACGATGCCGATATTAAACCCCGAAACGGGGCACCCGGCCAAGGCGCATAAATTCGCGGGCAAGCTGGACCTGATCGAAAATGGCGTGCTCAGCGATTGGAAGACATGCACCGACCCGCGCAAGTTCTTGGACCAGCGGACCCTAAGCTATCAAGGCGAACTCTATGCGCTGGCAGCCGATGTGCCGATAAGCGAGATCCAATATCGCCTCATCATGCGTCCGACGATCAAGTTTTGCGGCAAGGACAAAGACGAGGACGGCAAACCGAATCGGAAGATGTACGAGGATCGGTGCTTGGAGTGGCTGCTCCAAAAGGAAGGCGCGACCCTTGAGCACGTCCACCACATCAACCCGGCGCGAATGAAGCAAGCGCGGGAATGGCTTTGGAGCATTCACAAGCGGATCCTCCATTGTGAAAAACACGGATATCTGACCAATGAGCATGGCTGTAATGCTTGGTTCAAGGAATGCCCCTTTCTCCCGCTTTGCTTGTGTGACGCGCAAGGCGGCGATGTTCACGACGTGATAGCTGAGCGATATCAGAAGAAGGAGCATAAGCATTCCGAACTCGGCAAAGTTGACGGTGACACGATCACCTTTTCCTCTGCATCCTGCTTGGCACTGTGTGAGCAGAAGTTCCAGCTGCAGTACAAGGAACTGCTCGAATCAAAGCGCCAGGACGACGGAGACGCGCTCTTCATCGGCAACGTCGCCCATATCGGCTTGGAACATTTTAAGGCCACACGGAGCGAAGCGGGCGGCATGGCGGCCATTGACGAATGGGAAGGGAAAAACATTGTCTTAGGCGCGGACGCGAACCATGCCCAAGACCAAAACATCGCCAAAGCAAGAGCCATCGTCCGCGCTGCGGCGTTGCGGTGGCCGTCGTGGGATGTCGCAGAAGGCATAACCCCAAAAGAAGAATTGCTGTTTTAGCGCGTGGAACACCAAACTAACGGAGGATTAGACAATGAAGAAGCGGAAAGAATTGACACTAAACTCGCTAAGGAAGTCAAAAGACCCGCTGCGGCAGGCGATATGGGAGAGCTTTAATGGCTCAGGGTTGCGCAAAATTCTGGACGTCTACAACGCGAAGGCGCGAACGGTAAACAAAGCCCGCGCCGCCCACCACGACAAGCGCCACGCGAATCAGGAGGAAATAATCCGCAAAGACATCAAGTTGCAGGAAGGCTGGATAGAAGCCGAGAGGGAATGGGCCGAAGAACACGCGGCTACGGCTGACAAGCACGATGTAAACCTGCAAATAAACCGCCTCGCTCTCGCTACTCACCTGACGGGAGAGCCGGTGGTAGCGTATGAGGATCAAGAACATCCACCAGTAGGAACGGTAGTACTGATGGATGACGCAGAAGGAACTATTTACAGAGTCGTGGAAGGCGCGTGCGATTCGATCCGCTACCCCGGCAAATGCCACGACTGGGAACGTATCGCCACCCTCTCCCCGCCCGCCGAAGAAGGCGAAGAAGTGGATGCCTCCTTTGAGATCGTGCCAGACCCGCCCCTTCCATCGGCCCACAGCGGCCAGCGGCGGCCCGCTCATGGCGGATTCCCTGAGCAGGGACTTGAACCACCGCCCCAGAAGCTGGTACCGAATCACGAATATGCAGTCGGCGAGATCGTGGAAATGCCGGACGGCGTGGTGTGCGAGGTGGAAGGTGGTTCGTGTGGTTTTGGCACCGAAAATGTTTGCTATGGGGCCAAGAAATCCTGCAACAACATTGGGCTAATGGGCACCTGCACGCATAAGCACCCGCGACGGTTTACCCCTGTCCGCAAAGACGCGGGGGTGGTGACATGAAGGCTGAAAACCTACGACCACTGCAATTTTACGAGCGCGACGGCGTGATCGGCTTTGCGCTCACGGGCCCGGAACAACCTCCGCGCTGTGATGAATTCACACTGCTAGTGGTGGAGGGCGCGGAAAATGAACAGACGCGCATCAGCGATCAGACGTGGGTGAATGTGCGTGAAGACAAAACCACCGCGTTTCGGGCGTTGTTTGCCTGCGTCGAGCAACAGGGGGATCTGTTTCGAAACTCCGGCTCACCGGCTGTGTTAGCAGGGAGAAAGCCATGAGCATCTTCGGCTGGGAGCGCGTAGCGAACATCGAGCGGCGTTTGCGCACTGAGAGCCAAGCGGCTGTGGGTCGTGCAGCGATACGGGCGCGACGTCGTGGTGATATGCAACCTGCGGCGGTAGAAGCCGCTACGGACGAACATACGGCGCGTATGGCGCATTATCGAGGTATAACCGCCGACACCGGCGCGGAGGATGAATGATGGAAAAGAAAAGCAAAGTTGTAGAGTTTGTAGCCATGGCGATTAGTGAGGCTTTTTGTTCTGTGGAATACTCCCGAGAACGTTCGGGCTACCCAGGGCGTGACGCATTGCGCTTGGCCGTGGAGCACGGTTTTTATTTTGAAGAGAATGACATCGAAACACTATTCAAGCCTGTCAGCTATCACGGCGGTCGTTTCGGATGTGACCTTGACGATCTCTATCGCGTGGCTGTTGGAATGAAAAACATTCGTGCCGCAATCTCAATCGAAAAATACCTTGGGCGCAAGCCGTTTATTTTTGTAGGAGTAGAAAGCAGAATTGGGCACGGGCGCTTTTCGTGGGAAAGAACGCAACGAATCGCGGTGGGTTCGGCCTTTGACTGGTGGTGTCCGGAACACAAAAAATATCGGGTTGAATGCACCTCTTTTGCGGATGACCAGGAAAGTTTGATTGCTTGTGCTTACGAGTTTGATGAAAACGGCGATAAATGCATAGCTAAGCGCTTCAAAATTACGAGGAAAATGCTCATGGATGAACGCAAACGCATAAACACAACCGGCGCGGAGGATCAAAGCGATGGTTGACACCCCTCGAAAACGAAACTGCATCGGCGCGGACCCGGCGAGCGCAAAGCCTAGTGTTTTCGCTTGGCACTGTCATCCATGGAAATGGAATGAAGATCAACGGAAATGGGAAATTGCTGGCCCGAAAGAGTGGCACGTCGAAAGCTGGAATACGGCGCATGAATTCTATTGCTGCATAGATGCCGCCATGCCGCACGAAGACGACGTGCTCGTGGTTATCGAGGACGGCTATATCGGCACCTATCTTGGCAAGGATGGCCGCACGAAGGTGAACAAGAGTTGCCTTGACCTTGCTGTGGTGCGCGGGGAAATAAAGGCGGCTGCTGAAATCGCATGTGAAGAGTCTCGGTTTGTCGCGCCCAACACTTGGCAAGTGGGCAAGAGCGGCGTGTGTCGCGGGCTTGGGATAAAGGCGACCAGCAAACAGCGCAAGCCCGTGTACATGGAATATGCCAAGCGCGTCACGGGCCGGGATGATCTCAACGAAGACGAAGCAGCGGCGGTCTGTATCGCGGCGTGGGCGAATTCGCAACACTGGGAGGAAGATTGATGAAAGGCAAGGTAATTGTAAAAATGGGTGAGGAGACGTATGTGCATGTGCCAGATGGAGGCAACGGATGCACAGGTTGTGCAGGCGATGAAAAAATGGGAATATGCCAAAAGCTAAACAACGCGGCCAGAAGGGGCGGCATAAGCTCCCCATGCGCCCACAGCATCTTCGTCCTCGCCAACCCGCCGCCAAAGCGTATCCGGCTGCGGTGGGAGAAACGAGGATGCACATGGTACGCTAAGAGCGGGCTATGGGAGATTGTGTTAGACATGCGAGGGCGAAGGACGCGAATTGCCACCTTCTACAGAACAGGTGTCACTGGTGCTCTTTACCATACTTTGATGCACACCAAGAGGCATAGACTCTGCAAGATCGAAGCCCGCCAGATCCTCGAGGCGATTATCGACGGAAGGGAGTTGGACTAATGCAATGGGAAAATCCAGGGCCAAACACGACGTATTGCCCGGTGTGCAAAGAGCATCACCAGAACTGGCGATATACCGCCCACCCGATCATGCCGGAAGATGGGTCAGACCTCAACGCCTCAGACGCGGAAATGCAAAGGGTGTGTCCGCGTGGGCATGAAATGGAGAGAGAGCAATGAGCACATGGAGAGTAACAGGCTGGCGGCGCAAAGGCACCGGGCGCAACAGAATAAACGTGATGGACTGTATCACCAGCGACGGGATTGAATTCGGTTGCTTGTCGGATACGGAATCGGAGCAAGCGGAGTTTGACGTTTTGACGGAAGAAACCGCGCAAGGCTTCCACGATGCAGGCGTTCGGCTTGGACCGGATCAATGCCACATTTACGATTTCCGAGTGATGCCGCCCGCCCGCGAACGCGACATGTACCCGATGCCGTCTTGGATCGCCGTAGGGTATCTTGGGGCCGAGGTGGAACGACTGGAGGACTTGTTGACATGACCCCCCGGCTACTACTTGGCGACTGCCTTGAGCGCATGAGCGAGATCGAGGATGGGAGTATCGATCTTGTTTTGAGTGACCCTCCTTATCAGTTGACCGCCTGTGCTTGGGACTCCATGATCCCGCTGGAGCCGATGTGGGCGCACCTGAAGCGCGTCACCAAGCCGAACGCGGCCATCGTGATGACGGCTTCGCAGCCATTCACCACGACGCTGATCGCGAGCAACATGAAGATGTTCAAATATTGTTGGGTGTGGAAAAAGATACTAGCAACGGGCTTTTCGCATTCTAAAAACATGCCTTTAAAAGACTACGAGGATATCGTAGTCTTTTCCAAGGCTCCTATTGGACATGCAGCTCTACTTGGTAGCCAGCGCATGAACTACAATCCACAAGGAATCTTTGGGTGTGAGCGAAAAAACAAGAGGGCATCTAAAGGGTTTAATGGGGCGATGGAAAGAAAGAGCCAGACCAATGAATACATAAGCGTTGTGTCTGGATTTCCAAAAATGGTTATAGAGTTTAGCAATGTGATTTTTAAAAAAACCACACACCCCACCCAGAAGCCCGTGGCGCTCATGGCGTACTTGATCCGCACCTACACGAACGCAGGCGACACGGTTCTCGACTTCTGTTGCGGCAGCGGTACCACGGGCGTGGCTTGTGAGTACTGGGATCGCCGCTTCATCGGGATCGAGCGCGACCCGGAATACTTCGCCATCGCGGAAAACCGAATCAAAGACGCGGCCCACCGGCTGTGTTAACCGAAGGAGAGAGACATGAAACTCAAGGCAACTATGGAAATTGATGCGGACGACGAAGAGGCGAAAGGCATGGCGTGTGACGAATTGGCCGACCTCGTTCTGGAGGCGTTTATGGATGGCGCCCGTGCTGCCGGGAATTGCCTTTTCGGCGGCGCGGAAATTGTGGGGCTTGAGAAACGATGAGCAAACTCTACACCGTGCGCTACGGCCACTGCACAGCAAAGGGCGGCGGCGAGTTGTGGCGGCAAATCTTGCAGTGTTTGGAATTGAAGGAGAGGTGATCAAATGAGCAAAAAAACATGGAAGATAACAGCGTGGTGGTTGGATGATCCGGACCTTGGAATATTGACAAGCGACGGCCTTCGATTTATCGCAACATGCCCCGAGGAGTGCGCCGACGACCTCACAGACTACCACTGCGGGTGCGCCGATGACTGTGAGGCGGCGGGTGTCGGCAATAACGGAAAGGAGGGCGAGGATTTCCGCTATGTATGGGAGGGCGACCCTCCGACAACGGAGTTTTCGGCCATGCCGTATTGGGTCGAAAACGCCCATTTACGAGCGGTGAACAGCGCGGCCACCGCCCGGATCGCGGAGTTGGAAGAGCTTCTCGGCAACGCCACCGAGGCCGCTGAATTTGTGGCAAAGGTGCGCGAAATTAAAGGGTCGTCGAGTGATAACC